GTTGCTGGTGATGGTCTTACTGGTGGCGGTACAACTGGCGATTTAACGTTAAACATTGGTGCTGCTAATGGTATTAATGTTGCTTCAGATGCAGTTGGTGTAATAACTGGTTCTACGCTAACTGTTAATACGTCTGGTATTCATGTTAATAATGCGCTGTCGATTTCAGATCTTATTCTTTCTGGTAACCTAACAGTTTCTGGTACACTGACAACTATTGATACAACTAACCTAACCATTGAAGATCCGCTGATTAAGGTTGCTAATGGCAACGGAGCAGATACCGTTGACGTTGGTTTCTATGGTATGTTCACAAATGGTGGTACACGTTACACGGGTCTCGTTCGTGACGCATCAGACGGCATCTACAAACTCTTTACTGGTGTAGAAGTCGAACCAACAACTACTGTCAATACGGCTGCTGTTGGTTATGGTACAGCCGTTCTTGAGGCATACCTAAACTCAGGCGCACTTGTTTCGAATAATAGCGTTCTGAACATCACTGCAAACAGTGAGATTGCTGTTTCGGTTGCAGCAAACACATATAAGTGGTCATCACTTTCAAGCGGTGGAATCATCGTAGGCAACTCTACCAACGGATTCACCAATCTTTCTCTCGGAACCGATGGCTATGTTCTACAATCAAACGGTTCTACTGTAGTTTACGGTACACTTGACGGAGGCACGTTCTAATATTATGGAAGCTGAATTTGTTAATGAATATATCAATCGCCTGACAACGAATCTACACGATGCTGTTAGTAAGAACGTTCTACATGAAACAAGGATGGCGCTACTCGAAAAGAGTCACGCCATCCTTCAAAACGAGCATCAACAGGTTCTTCTCGAACTTGAGAAGTTAAAGAAGAAGACTAAACCTTCCGACGTCTAAAGTGATAGTCACCATCCACATTACCAATGTGAATCTGGTCAACCAATTCAAACCCCATCTCATTCAGATATTGCGTTACATCATCTTTTTGTGGTGCGCCAAGATTATATTCTTGGTGTTGCATTTCAATGATAATGTCTTGACATTCCGATAGAGTTTTCTCTGCCCCGACTAGAATCAACAACTCTGCACCTTGCGCATCGATCTTGACAAGGTCAGGCTTTTCCCACCCCTTTTCAGATGCAATATCATCGAGCGACCTCATCTTCTTGTCGACCGCATGTTCTTCTGTGATGTAAGGTGTATCTTCCTTGAAGACGGAGTTGCCAGCTGGATCCATTGGATTCTCGTAGTACTTTACCCATCGAGTAAAGTCACCGACTGGACCGTCGCAATAATAGTCAAGACCAGATTCCTTATAGAGGAACTCTGCATGATTCATTGCATCGAACATAACAATCTTAGCTTCTGGCCAGACTTTCTTGGCTTCTTTTGTCCAATGCATAACACATGCACCAATATCGTAAATAACCTTGGGTTTGATACCCATGTTGTTTAGATACTCTACGTGGTCTTTTGGCTGATCATCTCTCAGTGATAACTCTCGAAGTCTTGCCTCTATAGGATTGACTTCTGGCAATTGAACATGCATTGTTGTAGAACCAATATGGCCACAACGTATTGATGGATCGCACCATAGTTTGAATCCTTTGTTTATTGCCTTCTTACAAAAATCGGTATCTTCGCTGATTGTATTGTTATGATCTAATGCAGGATGATATTCGAACTGAGGATAACCCACGCCTGCAAGTACTTCTTTCTTGACAAGTACACAGCCAAAGCCACAACCACCAATGCCAACCAGATTCCATTCTTTTCCATAGAGATCATCGGTTGACATACGTGTACCAAACGGCTCATAGATCTCAAGCATCTGCGGTTCAAGTCTCTGACGATATACACCCGAAACTAGATCCTTGTCATGAGCAAGAAGCTTCTTCAGTGTATCTGACGGAAATGTAATGTCATGATCGACTGAGAACAAATAGTCAAATCCACGCACAACCCAGTCAGCAATAAGATTGCGAACCTGGTCTACCCTATAACCATAAAAATGTTGATATGTAACCTTGTATCCTGCTGGAACTTCCAGATCATAGATCGATTTAAAAGTGTCTGCTTCAATATAACGAGCAGTCGGAATTGCAATTAGAATAGTTTTCATAACGGTCTCAGATCTATCTGTCCAGGAGTAAAAGGCGCAGGGAATAATGTTTCGGTTTCTTTTTTGATTTGACTGCTAATGACTTGCTCAGCGGTTATATTTTGTTCTTTTGCATTAACCTTATAATCGTTAAGTGGATTAGCATCATTATAGTTATACACAATATCAGAGATACATACGACCTTATCTGGATCGGCTATTTCAACCATAGCATAGAATACTGCAGTATCTCCACCGGCCTTTAACCAGTTGCCATCCTTATCCTGAAAAGGTTTGTGCCCATGCTTATCAATAAACTTTTTCATAAGATTCCACTGGAATGTGCGCAGGTGGGTGTACGGCATATTCCAATTAAACTTATAGTCTCGGTATGATTTGTTTGCCTTAACTTCAGGTGGGTATTCCTGTGCAATTAAAGGAATGTTATCTACTACAGACCAACAAGATCCGTAAGTAAACTCTGCACCTTCTGCATAGAGGTTATTATACTTATGGAATAGATTTGGATCGTTAATTAACCAGTCATCGCCATCAAGAAGCATAATAATATCGTCATTCCAACCAATCTCTTCAATACATGTGACCTGGTTGAATACTGCTCCATTGTTCTCAACATTGCAAATCAGCTGGAAGTTATGACGAACATTTTCAGGTAGATTATCAATTGTTTCTTGTGCAATTTTAGCAGTATTATCTGTAGAACAATCATCAGTGATGAACATTGTGTAGTTATCATAATCTTGTTGTGCTACTGATTGGATACAACGAGCAATATACTTCTCAGCATTATAAACCGGAGTAATAATAAGAATATCTTTTTGATCTGTTTTTGGTTCGACTAGTTCTTCTTTGTTTAAGAACCGGCGATTGAATACTTTACGAACCTTATTGTTAATCTTTGTAACGCTGCGGTACTCATCGACTGGCAAGTATTCACCGAGCTTATAATAAAGATGTTGCTTCCATTGCAGAGCAACAGTATCCCATGTACAAATGTCTTTTACTTGATTGCAAGCATACATCTTCTGCTGATGCAGATAAGGAGTGTTGTATGCTTCTACGACTTTGTCGACAAAGATATTGACTTGTTGGTCTTGGTTTAACCACTGCATTGCCCAGTTTGGTTCGACAGGATAGTTAATCTTCCATGATGCCAGATCGATTGCCGTCTCTTCAAGAGCTCCGAACCGACACGTGATAAGTGGAACGTTGTGTGCCAGAGCTTCAAGAGTCGAGATGCCGAACGTCTCTGGGAAACCTACAGGATATATCATGTAGGAAGCTTTGCGTAGAATATCCGAGATCTCTTGCTGAGTGATGACTCCAGTGAACTCGATGCTGTGACCATACTGCAGCATCATCTCGGTCCAGTCTTTCTGCTGCTGGTCTGGACCGGCTGCTTCACGGAACTTATAGTAACCGCCTATGATCTTGAGCTTTGCATTTGGAATACGACGTTTTACCTCTGGCCAGATTTGTTTGACGAGAGGAACCATTCCCTTGGTTACAGATGCATTGAATACAAAGAGATTTGGATCTTTGTCACGGATATCGATCCAACCAGGATTCATATTGCCGATACCGTTACGAGTCATGAAGATGTGATTTTTGAGAATATCAAAGTTGCGACGGTGACCATGATCGCAATGCGTGACATAACCCGTATGCCAGTCTGAGAGTGTAAAGATCTCTTGCAGTTTGCCGGCGTTAATTAGATACTCGATCTGATCGTCACCTTCACAGAACGTATCATGCATCCAGAGGCAAACGTGCTTTGCTTTGGCAATAAGCGGCCAATCTTCAACGATAGGCTTGATCGACCGTGATACGATAACAACATCGTAGTCAATAGATGAAAGGACAGCAGCCGATACTGGCGTATAGTCTACACCATCATATACACCAGGAGCAGAGTCGTCCGAGATGCAATCGTTATAAACGGTAACATCAAAGCCGATC